CATGGCTTTTAGCGGTGCTATGTTTATTGATGACAACGATGCGGTAGCTGTAGCTAACATGGCTCAAGGAACTCAAGCACATGAAAGATTGCAGAACTTAATTAAGACTATGCCCGAATGGAGAGCGGAAGAAGAAGAGATAATAAATGAATATCCTCCAATCCGTGGATTCATTGATCTTATTATGGAGTATGATGGCGAGACCGTAATTGGTGAAATTAAAACAGCCAAGCAAGAGGTGTGGGATACAAGGCAATCAGAGATGAAGTCGTCTGCAAACCACATGCTCCAATTGCTTACATACATGAAGTTAAAGAATGCTAAAGAAGGATTCTTTCTTTATGAAAATAAAAATACACAAGAAATATTAATTATACCCGTATCAATGAATGACAAGAATAAGAAGATTATAGAGGACGCTTTTCTTTGGATGCAGGAGGTTTGGGATAACTTTAAAGACGGTGATCTTCCAATGAGACCAGCAGGTGCTACAAAATCAAAGATGCCTTGTACTTATTGCCCAGTTAAAAAAGAATGTTACGCAAAGGATGGTCCAGTAGGCACTGTTGAAATTGATTTGTTCTCGGTATCTAATACATGATCTGTGCAAATTCTGAATGTAAAAAAGACTTTGTGCCTAAGACGCACAATCAGAAATACTGTACTGATGAGTGTTGCCGTGTTGCAACTAATAGAAGAATCATGGAAAAGTATTACGAAAAGAAGGCAATTAGAAATGGTGCTGCAAGGCCCTGCTCTAAATGTAAATCTCAACTAAGTAGATATAATAATTCTGACTTCTGCTCAACATGTGAGAAGACCATCAATGCAGATCTAAAGAATAAATTATTTAGGATGATCGATGACATTAGCTAGTTTAAAGAAGACGCAAGCCAATAGGGTATTGGGCATAGATGCCTCTACCAACTCTATTGCTTTTTGCTTGATGGAGAACGATGTCCCATTAAAGTGGGGCAAGATTAACTTGTCAGGCGAGGATATATATGATAAGATTCATAATGCAAAGATCAAGATGCATTCTATGCTTGAAGAACTAAAGTCAGATTACATTGTTGTTGAAGGTGCAGTGTTTGTAAAGTCTGCAGATGCTGTAATTAAACTATCATATGTTTATGGAGTTGTTATTGCAGAACTAATGTCTACAGGAGCAAAGGTTATTACAATAGCCCCGTCCTCTTGGCAGGCATACATAGGCAATAAGAACCCAACTAAAGAAGAAAAGGCGGCTATCAGATTAAAGAGTCCAGGATACGCAGACTCCTGGTATCAGAATCAATTACGCAATATGCGTAAACAAAGAACAGTTGACTACTTTAATAAGAAATACAATTTGTCATTAACAGATTTTGATGTAGCAGATTCATTTGGAATTGCACATTATTCAAATAGTATATTGACGGAACGATGAAGTTATATCAAAGTAAAGATTGGTTACATAGAAGATATGTAGTCCAGAAGAAGACGGTAACAGAAATTGCCGATGAGTGTAAAGTCTCTGCTATGACCATACAGAGATATCTAGAACAGTTTCAATTAATTAGGAGAAGATAATGCTAAAGGCGGTATTTGAAGATGTCAACAATTTTAATTGCAATGATTTGTATTTAAGATCAGTAGGTGCACCAGCTGGTAATAAGATCTGGGGAGCATGCCATGAAATTGCACACATGTTAATTGAAAAGAATATCTCATATGGCAACTCTGCTCTAGAGCCAGCAAGAATATTTTCAACGGCGGACTCAACAGAGCAATTAAAAGTTCGTATTGATGATAAATTAAATAGGGTAAAGAACAACCAAGGATTTGCTGGAGACAACGATATTGACGATTTAATAGGATATCTAGTCCTATATAAGATTGCTAGGGCTAATTCTGATTGACATTTTAGTCGACTGAAAGTATACTGTAATAATGAGCGAAATAGAATTGTCAGAGCATTTTGACAGAATGAATAGGGTAGTTGAAGAACTTCTAAAAGGAAGCACACCCACACAGATTGCCACCACTACAGGAATACAACGCAAGGAAGTCCTTGAGCTAATCGATGACTGGAAAGACGTTGTACATAATGATAGCAACATCAGAGATCGTGCCCGAGAGGCTATCTCAGGGGCGGATCAACACTATGCAATGCTTATCAAAGAAGCATGGAAGACAGTAGAAGACGCAGATCAGTCTGGCCAACTAGCGGTAAAGTCTGGGTCACTAAAGCTTATTGCAGACATAGAGACTAAACGAATTGCAATGCTTCAATCAATTGGCGTCCTTGAAAATAATGAAATTGCATCTCAAATTGCAGAGACAGAACGCAAGCAAGACATTCTTGTTAAGATTTTAAAAGAAACTACATCAACATGCCCTAAGTGTAAGATGGAAGTTGCAAAAAGATTATCCCAAATAACTGGAGTAATCGAGTCAGTCCCAGTAGAGGAAGCCGATGTCGTTTGAGTTTACAGACCTTATCGACATGCTTGATGGAGAGGAGTTCGATGAAAAACCAGTCGATCTTAAAACGTTTGTTAGAAGTCCAGAATACCTTGGGCTTCCAGAGCTTTCCGACTATCAATACACGCTTATCGAAAAAAGTTCGCAAATCTATAAAGACTCAACCCTTATCAAATTATTTGGAGAAGAAGAAGGAAGAATAAGATTTAAACAAACTGCGAATGAAGTAGTTGCCCAGCTTGGTAAAGGTTCAGGAAAAGATTACTGCTCAACAATTGCGGTTGCTTATATAGTATATCTACTATTGTGCTTAAAAGACCCAGCCACATATTACGGAAAGCCTCCAGGGGATAGCATTGATATCATTAATATTGCTATTAACTCTCAGCAGGCAAGCAACGTATTCTTTAAAGGATTTAAAACAAGAATTGAAAAGTCCCCATGGTTTGCAGGAAGATATACAGACAAAGCAGCAGAGGTTAAGTTTGATAAAGCAATAACAGTACACTCAGGTCACTCAGAGCGTGAAGCCTGGGAAGGATATAACGTTATTGTTGTTATCCTTGACGAGATCTCTGGCTTTGCAATTGAAAATACAACAGGTCACGACCAAGCAAAAACAGGTGCCGCTATATATAATATGTATCGTGCATCAGTAGACTCTCGTTTTCCAGACTTTGGTAAAGTTATTCTTCTTTCCTTTCCAAGATATAAAAACGATTACATTCAAGAAAGATATAATGCTGTAGTTGCAGATGTAGAAACAGTAGTTCGTGATCATAAATTTAAAATGGATGAAGACCTGCCAGACGGGACTCAAGGAAATGAGTTTGAGATTCAGTGGGAAGAGGACCATATCCTTTCATACAAGATCCCTAGAGTATATGCTTTAAAGAGACCGACTTGGGAAGTTAATCCAGTAAGAAAGATTGATGACTTTAAAGTTGCATTTTTTACAAACCCACTTGATGCTTTATCACGTTTTGCCTGTATGCCACCAGATGCTGTTGACGCATTCTTTAAATCAAGAGAAAAAGTTGAGAAGGCATTTAATAAAGCCCACCTAGCAGTAGATAACTTTGGCAGATTAGAAGAATGGTTTATACCAGATCCAGATAAGGAATACTTTATACACGTAGACCTTGCTCAAAAGCATGACCATTGTGCAGTTGCAATGGCTCACGTTAACAAATGGGTTAACATAAAAGTAACAGATACCTATTCACAGCCTGCACCAATTGTTGAGATAGATGCAGTAAGATTCTGGACACCAACAAAAGATAAGTCTGTAGACTTTACAGAAGTTAAAGATTATATTCTTTCATTAAAAACACGAGGATTTAAAATTCGTGTATGTACCTTTGACAGATGGAATTCACATGATATGATGCAACAACTAAAACAATACGGCATCAATACAGAAATTCTGTCTGTCGCTAAAAAGCATTATGATGATATGGCAATGGTTGTTGCCGAAGAAAGAATAGTCGGGCCACACATACCATTACTTATAGATGAACTATGCCAGCTTAGAATTATGAGAGACAAGGTTGACCACCCAAGAAAAGGTTCCAAGGACTTGGCGGATGCAGTGTGTGGATCAATTTATAACTCAATAAGCAGAAGTAAGTTTGATTCTAATCAAGAAGTTAATATTCACACCTATGAGTCAATGAGTTACGACAATGATTTTGGAACAGAGGCAGACGGAGAAACAAGTTCCTATAATATGATTAGGGCTCCAAGGATGCCAGAAAACTTAAAAGACGCAATGGACAGGATGCAAATAATATGAGCACGTATCAAGAAAAAGCAAAATAATGTAATGGTTGTGGCAAGCACGTACCACTACCCACTGTATTAAAAGAATATAATGGAATAGTTATTTGCCCAACTACATTTTCTAATGTAATCGAATATAAAAGAATATGGAAACTTGCTGGTCACAGGCCAATGGGTAACATAAGAAAACATTTTTCAGATTATGTTCAGCAAATAGTAGAAGAAACTATTGACAAAAATGAAGACGGCACGTTATAATAGAAACCTAAGCAACAATAGCTTAGTTGGTTAAAGCCCCGAACTCATAATTCGGTAATCGTAGGTTCAAGTCCTACTTGTTGCACAGGGAGACGCTATGACAGAAGATGAAGCAAATGATGCAAGGCTTGCATACTACCTAGAGATAGGTGCCGTAAGTTTTGAAGGTGTTGACGAAAGCGGAGAA